GACAATTACTTAAACGAGAGGGACGGAGACGAACACATTGAACTTAAATCACCAGATTATTTTATTGATGATGTCTTAGATTACTTTGCTAATGGCGGAGCATTGCAAGGTGATAAGGTTGGATTCGAGAAGATCGATAATAGGTTTCGACTTGGTGAAGGTCAGGTAACTATCTGGCAGGGTATCAATGGTCATGGTAAAAGTCTTTTTCTTGGGCAGGTATTTCAAAATCTTATGGCACAAGATAAGAAGGTTTGTATTGTGTCACCAGAAATGTCACCAGTATCTTTGATTGCTAGGATGACAAGGCAGTGTTTCAAATCTGAGTTTCCAGAACCAGAGGGTATCAAGGCATGGTGCATGAAGGCAGTTGGTAAACTTTGGATCTACGACTTTCAGAATACTGTTACTGAGGATAGATTAATGAGTTTGTTATTGTATGCTAGCGAGAAATTAGGTATTCAGCATATTCTCATCGACTCACTTATGAAGGTGCAATCCATTGCAGAAGACGATTACAACGGACAAAAGTCTTTTGTAAATAAACTATGCATGATTGCTAGACAAACAAAATGTCATTTGCATTTAGTAGCACATAGTCGTAAGGGTTCAACTGAAGACGAAAAACCAGACAAGATGTCAGTGTTAGGTTCTAGTTCGATAACTAACCTTTGTGATAATTGTGTTGCAGTCTGGCGCAATAAACCTAAGGAGCGCATCGATCCACTTCAGATGACTGAGGAAGAAGAACGGATGTTTGATGCACATATTATTATTCAGAAAAATAGACATGGGGATGGTGAAGGCGAGTATGGACTATTTTTTGATTCAGCAACACAACTTTACAGGGATCGTTATGAAAGATAAAAATCTTAGTATTAAAGATATGTTAAAAATGATACAACATACATTTGGAGACGACATTAAATATAAAGTAGTATTAGATGATGGTCGTGTGTTTAAATCTAAAGACTATGATGCGGAGAATAAATATGCTAAATTTCAAAATGAACAAGCACAATCTAGAAAACTTAATTAGTAAATTAAGACAACTAGATCCAACGAAAGTCTGGGAGGTAATTGTGAGAAAACCAAAAAGTGTTCGTAGTATGGATCAAAACGAGTATTACTGGGAGATGCTTACTGCTATGGGAGACTACTTTGGATATGAAAAAAATGATATGCATAAATTGATGGCATATAAATTTTTATTTGAAATGAAAGAAATCAAAAATGAAAGTGTTGGGTTTATTCGTAGCACTTCAGATTTAAATACTAAAGAGTTTAATGAGTATTTAGACAATATTAAATTCTGGTCAGGACAATACGGATTTAATTTTGAAGAAAAGTGAAAAAGAATGGATAGAGAAATTGGTGGACTTTGGTTGCGTAGTCTGTCGTAAGTTTTATGACGATGCAATCACTCCACCATGTATCCATCACATTAGGGAAGGTTTAGGCAAAAGTCAGCGTAATAGTTGGGATAATTGCTTACCTTTGTGCCACGAACATCATCAAGGTAGCGATGGTTTTCACTCAGGGAAGAAGACGTGGATTGCAAAATATGGCACAGAATATGAACTGCTAGAGTGGTTAAAAGCGAGGTTGTAATGTTTGAGTATTGCTTAATAGTTTATTTAACAATGGAAGAACCAAAATATATTGGCAACTTTGAATCATGTGCAGTAGCAAATATGTATGTTGCAGAATATTACAATGATGCACCATACACTGTGTGTCTGCATGAGGACTACATTGTATTACCAGAGAACTTTATAAAAAAAGAAGTGCATTATGATTGATGTTAATAACTTAGGTTTAGATAAATTAGATATTGATAAGATAAAGTCTAATGTATTTAAATTAAAAGATTACTGGATACAAAGATCTAAAGCACCGTTTTATACATTGGGTCGCAATGCTTACATGGATGGAAAAACAGATGCATATTTTAAGGATGCAGAAGTTTTAAATCCCATTTTAGTAGAAAATTTTTTTAATTTATATGGTGTAGTTCAGGCATATCTTACTCATCATATTGGAGAGAGTGTTTATCTAAGTCATAAATTTGCATACCCATCATTTCATATATTTGAATCTGATCCTGCATTTTTGGATTATCCATCAAATTGGCATAAAGATTTTCCATATGAAACGTTAGGATTAAAAAATGATACTGCTTATAGTTTTACTTATGTTGTAGAGATTCCAAGTTCTGGAGCAGGTTTAGAATATCGAGATGGCAAAGAAAATTATCTTAAATATAAAATTGGTGACATAATAGTTCATCGTGGTGACTTTTTGCATAACATAGCAAAGTTAAAAAAATATATTCCAAATGAATATAGAATAACTTTGCAAGGTCATGTAATAAGATATGATGGTCGTTTAATCATGTATTGGTAAGGAGTTTGTATGGGTAAAGGTTCAGGTAGAAGGGTTGAGGATACAAAAAAAGTAGAATCTAATCCATTCTGGGAAAATACAACGTTTGCAAAAAAACAAAAGGAAAAATATGGCAACCAGTCCGACACAATTGACACTAAAAAAACTAAGAAGTGATGGTTATAATACGGTTCAGGTTTGTGAGTATTGGAATGCGTTTGCACGCAGGCGCATAGATCTCTTTAATATTGTAGACGTGTTAGCGATTTCTGATGATGGTGAGGTATTAGCAGTCCAATGCACATCCAAAAGTAACGTCAGCGCTCGTATAAACAAGATAGCAAACAACGATAACATAGGTGCTATTCGTAAGGCAGGTTGGACGATACAAGTCTGGGGATGGTTTAAGAATAAAAGTAATAGATGGGAGTGTAGGATAGAAGATGTCTCATAAAGAAGATCATTGGTTTACTGATAAACATGGCAATCGAATTAAAAGATTAGAGTTAGTAAATAAAATTTTAAAATGTATTGGCAATCAAAGAAAATGTTGTAAGCAAATTGCTAATGAAATTGGTTTTGAGTATCAGGTAGTTCGCAATATTTTAAGACGTTTGCTTACCGCAAATTTATTAGATTCAACACCAACTAAATCATATACGTATTATCATAAGTTAGATAAAACTTGTTTACTGGCAGATTTATTTTATAACAAAGATAAAATCTTAAAAAAATTTAAAATTAAAAATGTTAAAAGATATAGCATTGAAGATTTTAAAGGTAAAAAGTTTGATTCTAAAAAAGGAATAGTTTACAATCAATCTAGTATGACTACTTGGGAGGTAGAATAATGGAACAAAGAACGGACGAATGGTTACAAGCACGAGTTGGTCACATTACAGGATCAAGGATGGCAGATGTAATCTCAAAAATTAAAACTGGTGAATCACAAACCAGACTCAATTACAAAACACAGTTGGTTACTGAGCGATTAACTAACCAACCAGTGCAAACTTATTTTAACAACGTTATGCAACAAGGTATCGATAGAGAACCTGATGCACGTATGTTATATGAACTCGAAAACAAGATAGATGTTGAAGAAGTTGGTTTTATTAAACATCCTACTCTTGCTTGGAGTGGTGTCAGTGTTGATGGTCTTGTGGGTAAAGACGGCATTATTGAAATTAAGTCGCCACTAGAAACTACACACACTAGCACCTTATTAAAGAAACAAGCGCCCAAAAAATACTACCCTCAGATGCAATGGGGAATGTGTGTAACACAGCGTAGTTTTTGTGACTTTGTTTCGTATAACCCTTCATTTCCAGACGATTTAAAGTTATTTGTTATTCGTGTTGAGAGGGATGATGATTACATCAAAATGCTGGAAGAAGAAGTTGTAAAGTTCAATGAGGAAATTGAGCAATTATTAAATTCTATTAAGGAGAAATAAATGGCAAGATATGAAGACGTAGGTGATTTTACTTTAGGTAAAAATACTTATAAACAAGAAGGTGATAGAACTCCAGACTATACTGGAACTATTAAATTAGCAGATGGCACTACGCAACGCATAGGTGCTTGGGTTCAAACTAATAGCAAAACTGGTGAAAAGTTTTTTAGTGGCAAAGTAACTATTGACACTGAATCAGGTTCTACAGCACCACAAGAGCAAGAGGTAAGTAATGTTGAAGACATACCGTTCTAGAGTTATTAGATATATTCCTGAAGATAATGTAAAGTATCTTCCAGAAGGTAAGTCAATGTTTTTAACTAAACTTACTAAAAGAAGAGGACTGGTGAAGGTAGAGTTAGACTTTCATTGGATTAGGAATAATACTGGTATGTATGAAAAATTAATGGGGAGACGATGATCTCCCCTTTTAATTATTTGTTCATTACATATAATGTAACTTCAAAACCGAAACGCATTTCAGTTGCTGATGGTGTTGTCCACATAGTGAATCTCCTTTCTTATAGATTTCTATGTAATTATAATTTGTATTACACGTAATACACACAACGAGGGATTAGATTATGATACAGAAAATACTTAAAATTATTGTTCCATTTATATTTATTGTGATTTCAATTGGTATTGGTTTGCAGTATTACATTACTACTAAACTCACTCCAGAAGATTTAATTTGCCATAAAGGAACATTGTTATCACAACTTTCAGATAAAGAACCAATTTACACTAAAGTAAAAGATATACATTGTGAAATTATTGCTGGTCGACTGGTGTTGAATTATGAATAACTTTGATAAACGATTGCCAGAAGGCGAACAGATTGAACAATTAGCGTTAGAGCGTATTCATAAGTATTACCCTAAAGCATATAAAAAAGAAGGTAACTTTCCTTACTACGACATTTATATTCCAGAGATTAAATCTAGTGTTGAGGTAAAGTCTTGTCCTCAGTGTCATGAGTATGGTAATGTAGTTATAGAGTTTGAAATGAATGGCAAGCAGACTGCATTGTGCGTTAGTTGTGCAGATTTCTGGTTAATCTGGGATGGTAAAAAGTTTCACTCTTTGAGAAAAGGTGATATATTACATTGTATATTTGTTAATATTAACAAAATAAAATATTGGGATGGTGCAATGGATGGTGATAGCAGTGCAAAGAAAGCGTGGTTAATCCCTCCTGATTTACTTTTTAATTATGGTAAGGAGTTCATATGAGTGATCCAATTAATCCAGACCACTATAAAAAAGGTGGTATAGAAACATTTGATGTAATAAAAGCAAAGCAAACTAAAGAAGAAACTATAGGATATTGCAAAGGTAATGAAAGAAAATATCTTGATAGAAGAGGTCTTAAAAATGCTATTAAGTCAGAACGATTAGCATGGGCAAAGCAATGCAAAGAAGAATGTCGTAAACAAAGATGGTATTTAGACCAAGAAGAAAAAATTTACGATGAGATCATTGCAGAAGAGACTGCTAGTCCAGTAACACCTGACGAATGGATAGACGATCCATTACATGACGAAGATTAAGTTACAAGGTCAAGTCTGCCATGTATGTGGCGACAAAGCAAAGTTTTATCACCGTAAACATAAGAAATGGTGGTGTGGGATAGATTTCTATAATTTAGAGGGAATATGCAAGAATGCAAAGCAGAAAACTAATAATTGATGGTAGTCATTATACGGTGAATTGTTTTAAAGAGTCTGACGGATCTGTCAGGGTAGAGGTCAGTCATGACATTACTGGGAAATATTACAAGATGTTTCCTGACAACAAAATCAACCTAAGTGATGGTTGATATGAAAGGAGTCAGATATGCTGGCAGGTTTAGTTTGGTGGGAAAAGTTCTTGGTTTTGAGTTTTGCTACGCTCATAATCACGTTTCTTTAAATCCCAAATTAGTTGTAAGTAGTATTTGATTTTATTTTTTCTCTCCTCGTCTTTGAGTTTTTCTAGGAAGTCAACTCTTTTAGAGTATGATTTTCTAGAGAGACTTAGAGATTCACAATAGCGCATCCACTCTTCACTATAGTTATCTACTTGTTTACCGTCTGGTAATGTTTTAATCGTCATATTCTGGTATGTCAGCATAGATAGAGTCTACTATAATTTCTACGCTTGCACCAGAGTCGAGGAAAATTGTGATCGTATCCTCCCCATAAGTTACCTGACATTCTTCGATTACACACCCTGTCATTGCTTTTGCTATGTCTATAATGTCCACGATTTTTACCTTATGCTGACAACGGATTCTGATTTTCTTTTGTTCTTGATCCCCTTGTTGCTTCTTGCCCACGACCCACATGACATACACCTATATTGTTGAAAAACTTGAGTATTGGTTTTTTTAAAACCACGCTTGTGAATGTGACTGCTACCACAAGTAGGACACACAGTAACTTCGCTATATTCATTATGATTTATATATCCTCCCAACCAACCTTCTAATTTTTTATACAACAACTCTAACAACACTGTGTCTTGCTCATTGTATTCCTGCATCAACTCCCTTGCTTTAGGATCTTTTTTTTCAACATCATTCCATAGATCCATGCCAGAATGTTTTATCTTAGACCCAATACCTAGTTCTTGTGCTACGTTATCTAACTTATTAGATATAAATCTAAAGTTTCTTTTCATTACTCGAAGTAAATCAACTTGCTTGTATGGACTTGGTGGCGACATACCTAACAATAAGAACTCACGATTAATACTCTTAATATCGAATGCCATACCATTATAGTGAACACACACGTCACACTCATCTAGCAAGTTCCAGATATGTTTCACCATCCTTCGATGTGATGATGTCCACTCAGAATCAAAAATTACATTATCATCATCTTTCCACTTAGCAGACCAGCACATCATTTTGCCACGCTTAATTATTTGGTTAAGACTAGCATTAATATCATACAATCCCCATGCTGAAATTACTGATGCTTTTGTTTCTATGTCAATAAACAGAATCTTCAAAAGGTCTTGCTCCGTATCTATCAATGATTAATGCATTGTTACGTGGATTCTCTTTGACAAATGATATATGAATCCATCTGCCAAACTCTAGTATTACTTGGTCGTAATTAATTTTTGAAGTGTGCTTAACAATTTCTTCGACCACGCTACGAGGGTTACCAAAAGATGGCGCAATGAAGTCCACAGCGTTGCCAGTAATGTGCTGGGAAGATCTCTTACTTCCCAAATGATCATTAAGATCACAACTCCTGTAACCACTGCTAATAAGCATAGGACAGCGTAATAAATCTCTAACATTTTCTAATTCTCCTGCTAAGAATCTAAGATTATCAATAACTTCAACCGTAGGTGTATTATCGATACCTAAGCGAACTGCTGTATCGGAGTGTGTTAATTCCTCTAAACTAAAGTGTGGCGATAACTTCATTTAGTTAATCCCTTGCTTTTCTCCCAAGAACGCAACCCTGCCATACCTAAAAGGGCAAACGTTAACTCCATTAAAACATCAGTTTGGAATGTGGGCAACACTACATTGTTCCCAGCAAGGATTAATATCCACTGCACTAACGGTTGTAATAAAAATATCCAAGCAAAAGATAAACTTGATACCCAACCTAAACATGGTCTCCAACCAGCAACAAAAATAGATCGATGTGATGCTTCAGTCTTATTTATATCTATCTGTGCCATGTTTTGAGCGTGTGCTTGCTTTTCTGCCATAGTAGCAATCTCATGTGCCATTTTATTTTTTTGATCTTTGTCTTCTATAAACTTATCTAAGATAGATGTAACTGGTGCAATTAATGCAGTCCAAACCATATAACCTCCTATATTTCGTTTTCATCAAAACCTAACTCATTAGCAATATGCTTACGCAACTCTTTAAAATTCTTATCATGCTTGAGGTAGGACTTACCATATAAATGATTAGTCATATGTATAATTTCATGCAACATTGACTTAATCACGCTTGTTAAAAATCTGTGTCTTTGAGGACATACACCAATAGTATGTGGATCTGGTGTATATGATGCCATGCAGTTTTCTTTCATATCAAGTATTTCAAACTCAATCTCAAATGATGGTGGCAACCCAACATCTCTTAACACATGAGTTGAAACTAACATATCGTATATCGACTCTAATGTTCGTATATCTAACTTCATCTTCTATCTAATGGGTTAGTAGTAGCACGTTTAATTATTTCGAGTTTGTCATTGAGTGCTTCTATCTTTGTATCTACTTCACTTTGAACTGCATTAGATATTGCTTCTGTTTCTCTGCTTGTTGCTTTACTAAGTGCTATTGCTTCTTTACTCAATGCGTATGCTTCACTTGCCTTTTCCTGCAATCGAATGTTTGAATTTAGTGATTCTATTTGACGTTCCTTGACAGAACCAAGTTGTATTTGTAGTTCATTAATATCTTTTTTTATACTGCTGAGACCTTTACTTGATTCTATAGTCTCATTCATCTTAATATAAAAACTGGTTGCGCTGTAACCTATCCCAAGCACTATCGGAGTGACGAGTATAATAATCCTCGCTATCGTCTTGCTTGATAAAGTCAATGATATTGGTTTCAAGTCTTTTAAACTCATCTGAAAATTCCTGTTCTAAAGAAAATGGTTGTGGTATAGATTGCTGGTTAAACCCAAAAGGATTTTGTGATAAAGTTAAAGGTAATAACACAACTCCAAATCCAGAAAGGATCTCATGAGTATCATTTTCGACATTATCTTCGTCATTTTCAGACTCTTTGTCATCCCTATTTTGTTTGTTTGTTTTTACCTCTTCTTTGCTATCAGTTTCATCGCTGATATCATTGTCAGGTTGTGTGACCACTTCATTGACTGGTTTAGTTAATTGTTCATTTAATGCACTCTGAATAGGGTTAGTCGTCATTGTATTAGCAACTTGTGGTGCAGTTGCATTGTCTGTTTTCGTTGTAGTAGCACTGGTAGAGATTGGACTTACTATTGATGTTGGATCGTTCATGTCTAACACGTTTTGAATGCAAGTATTGCTTTCTTCTACCCACCCTGTAAAAACTGGTTCTGAGTATGGTGTTGGACATATATATTCTCCTACTTGTGTTATTTCTCCATTATAACCTGTAGCGCACGATATATTTTGCCGAACAGTAGAACTATTACACGTGCTGGGTAAAGGAACGCAAGCGCCACCAGCATCAATCCAGTCTGACCAAGTTTGGGATTGACAACTGTAAGTTCTGCTCTGCGATATGCTACCTTCATAGTATTGGGGACACATTTCTGTGCGATACTCCACAGTATCAACGCAAAACGTTTGATTAAATTGATCGCAAATTGGATCGTCTGGTTGATAACTGACACACCAATGACTCTCAAGCGCCACAGTAGGGTCGATGCCTGTGCAATTAAGTGATCCTTCAGTGATATAACCTTCTGACGTAGGTTCGTAATAACAGACCCAAGCATATGCATTACTCCATAGGATAGGTGACAGTAGGAGGAGTGTAGTCCTCACCAAAAACTTTTTTAAATATTTCAGGTCTTCTTTCATACCATGCTCTTTCTGCTGATGCTCCTAAACTTCCTAAATATGGACAAGGCGCTCCAGATTGGAGCATTGCTTCAAATACTCTATCGTCCTGACATAACAATGCAATACCTGCTACTTTTAGACCAGCATCTATCATCACACGTGTTAAGCGTATGCGCTCACAATTTTCATCGACAATAGTAGCACCACCAGATATAGAAATCATGCCTGTGTTAGCACCTCCAGACACCCCTGATCGGCACATATCAGATCCATATGCAGACACACTCGGAGCAAAAGCACTATTCACATTACCTTTATACTTAATGGTTGTTTCTCCAGCATAAGCATTATGAAACCAAATTAAAAAAACTAACAAGAATGAGACAATGACTATTGTTAGTCTACTCATTATTTATCCATCCAGTGACCAGCAACAAAACTTGCTAAGGCAATAAATATACCAATGACCCACATCATTGCTTTTTTTCCACCTTTAAACTCATCTAATGTAGATTTAATTTCATCGACTGATTTATCCATTTTGTCGACTTTGTTCATAATATGATCAATGTCTTTTTTCATATGCTCAATTTCTGCCGAGTGAACTGCTACTGTTTCTTGAACCTTCTCCATTAGTATCCTTTCTTTTTGGTGCGTTATATAAGTTTATCGGAGGTAAGTTTATTAGTTTCCACACTAACGCATCTCTGTTCTGTTGGGCATTGGATTAGGGAATGATCCTTGTTGGACATTAATTCCAAACTGACCAGAACCTTGACCAACAACATATGGATTTACTACAGCATTTCTAGATCTCATAATAAGGTCAGAAATAGCGTTATATGCTTTTTGTGGATTAGAGTCATTAAGACTATTAAATATTTTTAATATTTCTCTTTTATTAAATGTAGATAGATAAGAAACGACTTCTGCATTAATTCGCTCAATTTGTCTTTCATTAACGTCTTGTGCGTTTCTGTTAAGAAAATTCATAACCTTTTGAGCAAGGTTTGTATTTGCTTCATACTGCGCTTCCATTACCTTGCGCATTGCTTCAGTTCGAGGTTGTGTTTGTGAACCTTGTAGCGCACGATAAGTGTTATACATATCAGATTCTATCTTAATGTTTTTTACAAACTCTTGAAAACCTTTTTGATTGTCACCAAAAGTTTCTCTAATTAGTCGCAATTTAGTTGGATCAGTAATAAAGTATCTGGTAAAGTCTTTGCTAGTTAATACTTCTTCACCATCTCGCATCATGCCACCAAGTTTATCTATAATGCTTCTAACTGCACCAGATCTAAATGCTTCTCTTTCTGCTTCAGACATATTTTTTATAAGCAATGCTATGTTTTCTGCGTGTTCAGGATTTCTTGTATACAACTCATCAGATCTTAATTTAAATAAATTTAAACCATCTGTGTATGCTTTTTCTGTTCCTTTTAACCCTGCGTAATAATTTCTAGCATTTTTATACTGTGGATTTGCCTTATCAAACATTTGTAAAAACATATTTTTAGAATCTACATATGATCTAAGTATATTTCCTTTATACCCTTCAGTATTGATATATGACTCAATAGCATCGTCCATACCCATTTTCATATTGTGTAAAAACTCACTAGGTATTGATTTTAATATCTTGCCATTCTTCATTACAGTTCCATCTTTTAATAAATTGTATTGTAAGAAGTCTTTACCAACACCATAAGATTGAGTTTGTGCTAGATAATTTGCTTTTTGGAATGCTTCTTGAAATTGTGGTGTTTTAAATAAATCTTGCATAGACACATCCATACCATTGATATTGTATTTGTAGTCTGGTTTTACATTTATTTTAAAAGCACGCTTGTAGTTTTCAGCACCAGTAACAGATTTTAATTTATTAATAGCATTTATTTCACTAAATATTTCACCAGTTCTACCAAATGCTTGTTTAACGTCTGTTTGAAGTCTTTGCATTTGACCACTACGTCTATTCTTAAACCATTTTCTAGCATTGCCCATATCTGTAGTAGGTAATTGTCTAAATATATCTAGTAAAGATCTAGTCTCGTCATCTAAGTCTGCAATAGTAAATGGTTTTGCTGAACCTTTATCACTAAATACTTGTTTTGCTTTTTCTAATTGAGTGATGTCATATTGCTTGCCTGTTGATCTATTAATGAAATCTAATAATGCTTCATCTGTAGAACCATAACCACGTTCTAATGTTTCTTTTAAAAATTTCTTTGCTTGTGCTGTTTCAAAAAACTTTTGTGGTTTAAATGCATCTATTGTTTTTTCAATACCTGCTGAAATAACAGGACTAGCAAGACCAAAAATACCACCAGCACCAGCACCCAGTATAGATCCAGCACCAGTAGATATTGTTTGTTGGTATGGATCACCTTCACCATAACCAAAACCTGCTAATCCACCATACAAACCACCTTTACCAAGCATCTCTTTAAATTTTGGAGCATCTTTAAATAACCCACTTGCCTTTGTTGCTTTATCCAATGCGCCAGCAGTTAAAACACTTCCGCCAACATCTAAACCAAGCGCAGTTTTAGGATATTCTTCTTCAAACTCTTTCATTTCAGCACGCTGAATACCTGTGCTGACTGAGTAAGGTGACATATAAATAGGTTTGCCATCGTATAGATTAGGCACGCCTTCTGCCAACATATCTACCACTTCACCATAATCTTTTGACTTAGTAAATTGTTCAACCATTGCAATCAGTTCATCAGAACCACCTAGAGTTGCACCTTGACCTACCTTTGCTATAGATGGGTCTAGGAAACCACCTTTGCGTAAATTATTTAATACACGCTTACCTTTATCTTTTAACTTACCTTGATCGTCTAATTGAAGTAATGCAGATCCAAGATCTCTAATAATAATAGATGGTTGTTTAGGTATATCTATTTGACCAGTTGTCATCCCACTGCCTGTAGGTATACCCATTTCTGCTAATGATCTATCAACAAAACCAGTTGGTTTAGATTCTACACCTTCTGGTTTTACTTCTACTCCGCCAGATATAAGTTGTGTCATATCCTCTTGTGGAATAATAACATCACCACCTAATTCTTGATCTATATCAAATAAACCCATTATTTATCCTTATTTGAAAAATTTACTTTCTGTTTTTGGTTTTTCATTTGTATCAACTACCGTATTAGCAAGAACCTGTTTTTGCTCTTCCATTAATAATTGAGTATATGGTTTTCTTTTATCAACAATCTCTTTAGCAACTTGATTGCGATATTGATTATATTTTGCACCAGCAACAATAGGATCATTTGTCATTATCTCTGCATTTGCAATAACCCACTCATCCATTTTCAATGCTAACTCTTCCTGTCGAGTGTAATCTTCTTCTAATGCTTTAAGCATGAGCAAGTTACCTTGTTTAGTATTTTTTAACTGTGGTGATGATTGAACAATAAATGCCAAGTCAACGTTAGTTGGGTTGAAACCTAACTGTTTAACTTGTGGTAAAACAACTAAGTTTGATATTGCTTTAAAGTCTTCTAGTTTAGATAACTCGTCAGCATTAAATTGATCACCTAAAATTAATTTTAATGGTTGTGATATGTTCAATGAAATTTCTTTACCTAATCCAGTATCTAAACCACTATTAAGAATGTCTTGCATACGCTTAACAGACTTCATACCAGCAACTGCTTTATTACCATTATCACGAACACCTTGAACATCTTTAAACATCGCATCACTAGCGTTTTTGTTAGCAATACCAATCGTTGTTGTGTATTGTGGACGTTTCGCTACTGCCATTTCTTTTAAGAAATCAATAAATCCATCTGCATTTTGTGCGTATTCAAACTCTTTAATATCGTTTGTAAACATATCTTTAGCAAATTGATATTTAGCAAAAGCAGGATCTTGTTTCATAGCGCCAAAAATCTTGTATGGTTCTGGCAATGCGTTGTAATCCATTAACTCATACTCTTTCATGTCTTTGCTGTATTTAATCATGTCAAAGATAGATTGTTTTCTTTTGTCTACAGACTTTTGTGAACCTTCCATACCTGCAAGATAAGATTTAAATGGATCGCCAGTTAAACCATATGTTAATCCAGCAGTTACTATACCAGTTCCTGTGCCTTGACCTAATACACGATCAGCACCTTCTTTACCAATAATTGCAGTCATAAATGGATCTCTACGAGTAAAGAATGGATTAATATTATCTAGACCAATCTTTTGCAACAAACCAGTATCAGGTGTAGGTTGAGTTTGCACCGTATTTACATTTGGTTGATTAGGGTCAGGAGGTAATACGTCTTGAAATAGTTTTGTAAAATCTACCATTTATGTCACCTTTACTTTTAATATTTGTGCTGGAGTTGGTTTATCTGCGCTTCTAGTAATACCACCCTTCATCATACTTGCACGTTGCATATTTAGATAATCTTTATATTGCTGGTCTTTTTCTAATTTATTCATATATAACAAACCGCCAGTTGCTACATCACCAGCATCGATGTTACTAACCATATCAACACCTTTATCATAAACTTTTGATAAAAGTGATGGAGGTTGATCTACACCGCCACCAGTGTATAAATCAGAAGTTCCTGCTTGCGCTGTATAGTCAGGAAACTGTGTGTTATTTATTTGCGATATATCATAAGCACCTAAATCAGCAACATCTACTGGTGGTTGACTATACGCTGGATTTTGTTGAAATGGATACATAGATCTTGCAGTCATGTCTGGGTTCATTGGAGGAGGTGTTAACTCACCAACTCGACCTAAATTACTTTGCATCATACTAACGTCACCAGTATATCCAGCACCAGTATTTGCAGTGCTTGATAATGCAGGATTTACATATTCAGCATTCTGAACACCTTGATTTGCTAATTCACTGCCAAGTTTAAATTGATCTAAACCTTTGTTAATAGCATTTCCAGTAAATGTTGATATACTAGCATCTTTAACTGAATTGAGAGGATCTTTTCCTGATAATAAGTTAATACCTAAGTTTGCAAAAAATTGTTCAAACATTATTTACCACCTCCTGAAGATTCAGATGTAGATACCGATCCCATAGGCGCACCATACGCTGAAGATAGGTATGTTTGTAGTTTACTGTAAGGTAGGTTTTGCTCGAACTCGTATCTTGCAATATCTGACTCTAATGCTTTTTGCTGATATGATTCGGTTGCTTGCCCTACGTTCATTAATTGTTGAATATCTTGGTAATCTGCCTGAGCAAGTGCAGGAGCATCTCGTAGTGCTTGCTCTTGTATTGCACGCTCATTAGCATAGTTTTGATATGCCAACTCACCAGCACGATTAGTTAATTCTTTTGCTAAATTTGTAGATGCACGAGATTGTAAATCTGACATAGCACCAGAACCATAACGACCAGCAGAAGATGCCTGAGACTGAATACCTTGCAATGCATCATAAAATTGCTGTGTAGCAACACCTGCTGTGCCTGCTAATGCTTGTGCTAAATATGGATTCATACCTAAGTTAGCACCAGAAATAGTATTAGCAAGTTGTTGTTGAGCGCCAGTTACTAATGGAGAACCTGCTAATGCTCTATTTTGTGTTGCTTGTAATGCAGATTGTGTTTGTTGAGATGGAGATACGTATGTTTGGTATGGATAGTATTGTGGAGTATCTGATTGATAAAGTTGTTTACTTTCTTGTAAACCATATTCAACAAATGGACGAACAGTTGGATCTAGTTGTTGTTGTTGTGTTGTTGTAGACGAACCACCTCCTCCACCACCTTTAAATAGTTGTCTACCCATTTTTCCATTGTCGATGGACTGGTTACCATCTAACTCTGGGAAATAATCATGTATCATAATTTTAACTCCATTAACGTATATTTAGGTTCTAATCCGAATTTTTTTCGCCATAATCTGACGATACTTTGTTTAGCAGTAGAACCTTGAACCTTAGTTCCACCATTGTTTTTTACCCATGTAAGAAATTGATCCCAACATTTTTTATTAGTTATGCCACCTATATAAGTAATATAAGCAACACGATCATTAGGATAATTTACCCATTGGACTGTAAATGCACATTCACAAACTTTATCATTCATAACTAATAAAAGTGTCGAATTGCCTTGTGAAACAAATTGACGTAATTGATCAATAGTAAATTCACCATTGCCTGTATCAATTGCTTTTTGTAAGTGTGATTCTGCTAAATTCCAAAATTGATGGACATGATTAGTAGGGACTATAAATAAATTAGTATCCATTACCCTATAATAACATACCCATATGTCTTGTTCGATGTGTTGTTAGCAAAGTGTGTAATAGTTGCCTGACCTTTTTGTTGAGCAGAAACATACACATTATCCATGCTATATGGTGCAATATATTTTAAACTAACTTGTGCAGATGGTATTGCAGGTCTTGTATATGGTGTTGTTGTTGTTGCAGTAAAATGCTCTAAAGAAACATCAGTAGAGGATGTTGCACCTGCTATCTCTACATAATCACCTGCTGTTAAATCTAACACATGACTTGCTGTTCCAGTTAAGTGTGATGGGTCACCAGTAGACTTTCTTGCTGGCAAACCAAATCTTTTTCCTGAGTCTGCTTCATCAGTGCCATTGACTCTAAACCAAACATCTGCGTGTTCTGCATCATTGTTAGCATTTGCTAATTGCAATGAAAATGTTACTTCATATATGCCATCATTTCTAACATATATTCTTGATGTATTTGTTGCATCTAAATACATACCATTGACTTCATGCTCTGTAGTCCATTCAACTACTGCCGTATTTCCTGAACTTGGTGCTAACTGGTCTGTGTTTTTACTAAACTCACCATAAGGTGCTGTAGATGCTTCTGCACTATCACTTAATGGTGCTAATAAAATAACAGAATCAAAACCAATTCTTTCATCGTATAGTGTCGTTGTTGTTGCCCAACCTGTATCTAATGTAATTGTGCCTGTGTTGTTTGTTTTACCATTCATCGCATTGTTTACGACTTCTGATATTTCACGAGGTGTTCCACCTTGATAAGGTAAGACTCTAAACATTATCGAATTCCTCTAGGGACGATGTCTACATCTACTCCTATTGCGTGTGTCCAGTTACCAGTAGGATTAACTTCTACACGATGATAACGACCAAAACTTCTTACACCTGCTCGACCTTCAGATGAGGTTGTAACAGATGAACCAAAGGTAATAATATCATCTAGTTCTTTGCGTGATGCAATTCTCACTGTAGATGAACCATCTTGTATTTGTGGTCTGACTAAGTTAGCACAACTGTTAAATCCTACTTCTAAGTCACCAGTTACTAATTTAGCAGTCATGTTTGTGCCAGTAAATGTGACAATCTTTTCACCATCTACTCCACCAAAGAGCAACTTACCACCAACCCATTCTCTTGAGTCTAATGATGATGTCAATGAGTCTATTGTTCCGTATGTATCTAAACCTTCTAGTGTAATACCTGAAGTTGCTAGAGATGCAATATAGTCTACAGAAGTAGAATCAGATTTAGACCATTTATTTAATTGCCAGTTATAGATGATTAATGAACGACCACCTTGAACATTAGGATAGTTCCATACCACAATATTTTTTACAGGGTCTACAGCACTAGAGATAGAATCAAACTTATTTAGGTCTGCGTTCTTAAAGAAGTATCTATCTATCTTTTCTGTGCCAATTCCTCTGACTGAATTACCATCACATGAATAGAAACCATCATCTGATAAGAAGTAAGAGATGTTGCCGTATTGTGCTACTGATCCTTCTGAAATACAACCTAATCCTCTTGATATGGTGTCGAACTGAAAGAACAATGGTGAACCAATGTATGACATTCTAGTTACTGAGCGTTCTGAGAATATTAATCCAAACTCACCACCAACCAAACCAGTCACATTTCCACCATCAGGCACTATCTGATAATCAGATTGCGAGGTTGTTCCTGATACCCATGTTGTTTCATCGTTGATGTCAGACCATTGCACTTTGTTAGCATTAGTTCCACCATCTAGGTTAGCAGTCACTACAAAGTCACGCACTACAGTAATAAATTTAGCAACAGGTGCATTAGCATCAACATCTGCAAAGTTACTAGATGAACCTACAGTCCATGCTTGAACTTTATTTACATTATTAACTGCTAATACAACATTACCAAACTGTGCAAATCTCCATATACCTGCACCAGTATAATTACCTGCTTTAGATACATTATTAAGGTCTTTAGTTGCACCATCGTATAGGAAGAGTTTGGTATCACCGCCTGCAAATAACTGTGTAGTTGTATTAAACTTACCTGCAAATACAGAAGTTAAACTTTCACCTGCATTATTAGATAAATCTACAGCACTGGCAATAGAACCATAACCAACCGCTTGAGGAATGACATTATTAACATCTATCATTTGTCCTGCAATAGAAGGTTGGTCAGGTAACCATTCACCAAATTGAACTCGTTGAGTTGCCAATTATTCACCCCAGTCTTGAGAATTCATTACCTCTATTAATGCTTCTACAGTTGTTACTCCTGCAATAGCAGTTTCTAATCTATCACATTCAGTTCTGATAGCATCACGCTTAGTAGTTACATCAGCAGGAATAGCAGTAGACTTTTCAGAGTTACGAACTACATACCAATCTGTAGATGCTAGTAGTTTACCTGCTGTATCTTTTACTTGTTGTTTCATTGTGTATTTAAGACCACGAGTAACTAACTGTTCGTCTGTGTCTACCATGCCACCTTCACCATTGTTAGCAGTAGCATCATATTCCTGAACATAGATTGGGTTACCATCTTCATCTACTTCGTTGACATCGTCTAATGTTTTTGGATTGTTAATGTCACCATCCCAGTAGTATCTGTCATCAGCACGAACTGGATCTGCTTCCCATATAATACCGATAGCAGTTCTTTCTGCTTCTGTTGATTTTTGTAACCAATTAGAAGGATACATCACATCACCTACTGTGAATGACCTTCCAATTCTGAGTGTTAAATTTCCTAATTTATACATAATTACCTCGCTAAAGAATGTTTGAATGGGTTTTCGGCAAATGCCATGTAAATATAAGTTCCACCTGATGCGTTCCAATATCCATAAGTCATGTCATGTCTAACTTTAAAACCATTACTTAATAAATCAGCAATAGCATAAGTAGATAGTGTGCTTTCAGCGTAAGTTAGGTTTGCAGGTAACTGCCCTCCATTGCCTGCACCGATTACATTAAATGTAGGTCTTTCATTATCAAGCATAAACCAGTCGCTTGCAACATCGGCACGCTTTACCATCACAAATGCAGGTCTAAATCCTGTGTATACAAATGGACCATCAGTAGAACCATTACCTGTGTAAGAACCAAACTTACTGAATCCTTCTACATCTGCAAAGCAGTAGGCAATATACTTATATGGAGAAGTTCCTGTATCAGAATATGAAGCACCATTTACAGAAAAAACAGTAGAAGTTGGTTTTGCTG